ACAGCATGAGTTGATATTCTTTGTGGAAAATATCCGTTCATCATTACAACTTCTGACTGCCCACGATTGTTTTTAGCTAAATAAGCAAAAGAATTGCCTAAACGAGCCATCGAAAACTTAGCGGCTATTCCATGTTGACTTGATGATCCTGGGATTCTTTGAAATGGGAATGGAAATGTACCTACATCAGACCATACTTCTGAAGTTGTTTCGCCTAATAAATAGACTTGACCATGATCTGTAATTAAAGATACTAAATTATCAGGCCCAGTAAACTTGCTTGCATAACTTAAACCATAAGTAATTGGGCTAAGAAGATTAGAAGCTGCCCATTGTTGAGTATTAGGATCGTTATAAACAAAGTAATTATCTACTGTATCTACAGTTGTTCCACCAGCAAAAGCACCGTCAGAGCTAGGTAATACTGAAAACTGAACGGCATACATTGTTTCAGACGAAACAGTTTGACTAAAATTAATAAGATAGTTACCTGTATTGCCTGTGCCTGTGCCTGTTGTAAGCGTTAGGGTTAACCCTGTGCCAGCACCATTTGTACTTGTAGATGCAGGATTTAAAGGAACAGATGTATAAGCACCAGCAAACGTCATAGAAAGCCCTGAAACCACGCCACCTGTAGTTATTGCTGTTACTTTGTATGTAGCTGGGCTACTGCCATAAACACCGCCCAAAACCGTTATAAGGTCATTTAAAGCGTAGTTTGTACCACCGCTTGTAATGGTTTGACTTAATACTGTGCCAGAGCCTAAAGCGGTAATAATAGTATTAGGGGTAACCCCTGTGCCTACGATTGTTTGACCTGGGTATAAAACACCACTTGTTACGGCTGTAACAGTCAAAGACGTTGTCCCAATAGAACCTGTAAAGATTGCTCCACCGCCATTAGTGTTTAAAAGCTGGGCTGTTGATATGGTGTATGAAGTATTAATGTTATATGTGCCTACACCGCCTGATCCTGAACCAAAGCTAGTAATAACCGTTTCTAAACCTATTCCTACGCCATATAAAGATTGACCTACTTTAATTGTTCCTTCTCTGACTTGAGAAACAGTTAGAGTAGTTCCTGAAATTGTGCCTGTAAATGAACAAGCATCAGGAGTTGATATGCGCCATGTATAACGATAAGTTCCGTCAACAATATAAACGTTAATACCGTTATCAGTAATGCCTACTTGACCTGTACCGCTATTTAAAATACCGATTACATAAGGCACATAAGAAGAATCCATTGCATAGACATACTGACCGCAAACTGCGACCATGTATGTTCCACCAGCTAATGTTCTCATTCCCCTAACAGGGGATTGCGCTGATAACGCTACAATTGAAGTAAGACCAGGAGTAGGATATAAAGCAACAACGCCTCTTGAACCTTGAGCTTTAGATGGATCAATCTCAGGCCGCCAATTGATACACTCTTGGCTGTCTTGATACAAAGATGGCGCTTCGTAACTAGCCCCAACAAAACCAAAATCTGCCATTAGATTACATCCTTATAAGCTTTACCATCACGAATTCTACGAATGGTGGACTCTCCAACCCCATATTCTCTAGCAAGCATAGCAATATTTCTATAACCAACACGTTGACGGATTTCTAAAACTTGTTCAGAAGAAAGGGATCGTTTTTTTAATACAATTTTTCCTTTCATTGCAACACTTATTTTAGCTTTTGATTCTTCTGACAATGTAGTTCCAGCTTTATTTGTATTGCCAATTCGAGCATTTGACATTTTTTTACGGGATTCTTCGGTATGTTTTTTACCTTTAAATGTCATGCCCCATGTTGCCTGACCAAATCCATTGCCTTTTAATTTTGCCAAATGTTTTGCTGTATGTTTATAACCAGATACACCTTCACCGCCATTAGTATGGTTAACTAATTGAATACCACGTCTGCGATAAATATCAATACATTCCATTTCGGCAAGAAAAGCTAATTCTTCATTTAAATGATCTGCAATCTTTTCAGCAACAAAACCATGTTTTGCAACCACTCGATGCCAATATTGATTACGCCCTTTGCTTTGATTTAAGCGTGTGCCTTTGCCTTTGCCAACATAGAATATTTCGTTGGTATCTGTTTTGCGATGTTGGTAGATGTAAAAGTTCATGGGATAATTATACCACCACTTAGGATCTAACCTTAACGGAAGAACCCTCCCGACAAAATCCAGCCCGCATCACGTTGGCGTGAAGCTAACATAGCATCTGCAAAACGAGCCGATTGAACTGGGCGCATATTGGTGCGTTTAACTGTAGCTTTAGCCTGCGCTGCATACGCATTAATCATCGTAATTTGGGTCTGAGATGCTTTGCCATACATAGGCATTAAACGCTCTGCCAAACACCATCTTAGAGCCATTGTGTAGCCTTGTGGTAGATTAATGTCATCATAGATAGTCGTAAATTCGCTGAAAATATTGTCAGCAAAGATGTGCATTTCGCCCTGAGATGGGTTAGGCCATACAAAAATGTTACCCAATGTTTCTGTTGGCTGATAGTAAAGAGCTTTTGGCCACGGGCCATTTAAAGTCTTTAAACCAATCATTTCATAATCTTCTACGTTCAAAATAGAAACTGGATAATCTAAGCCACCATTGTTGATTGGGATTCCATTAGAGTTTGTATTAATACGCACAAAAGCGGAATTAATCGTTAATGGGCGTTGATAATAACCAGTAAATGTAAGACTAGATAAACTTTGTGGAATATTGACTAAATATGTTCCTGCTTCGTTTACGTTGCCACCAGCACCCGTTACAAACTGAACAATCTTAGTGCCTGCTGCCACGCCCAATCCTGTGATTGTTTGACCAATCGAAATACCGCCAGAATTGATAGAAGTAATTGTTAAAACATTACCTGAGATTGAGCCTACAAAACTACAACCGATTTGACCACCTGGGCCAATAGTATATTGAGTTTGTCCTGCTGTAATTGGAAAGATGATTTCATTTTTGTAGAAAACCATCATATCTTCATTAGACCATTGCCCAACCATATCATTGAGCATATCAAAAGCATCTTGAACCGCATCAGCAGATGGAGTTTCTCCTGCCTCTAATGCGCCAATATCTTTTAAAGCACGACTAATAATGTCTAGGGCTTTAGCCATGATTACAACCCAGCAATAATAAAGGCAAGCAATTCTTCGTAACGAACGCCCAAACGAGTAACCGCTACGGCATTTGGAGATGTTGCGGTATAGGGCTGACCATTTTCATCATAGTTTTTACCATTTACCTGATACCAAGTATCAGAACAGAACAAACCATATTTATTTGCATCTAAACCTTGAGCTGTAAAAGCTGCTTCTACTTGTTGGGCAATAACACCAGTATGAATACGGGCGTTTGCGCCTTTTTTGGCAACTGCATCATTAAACTTAAATGTTACGATTAAACCTTTTAATGCTTTAGACACAGCTAATTCAGCAGCAGTTAAAGGCGCAACTTGTTGTTTTTCATTTGCATCAGAAGTATTAATTGTTCCGTTTACTGCAAACACTTGTGTCCAACGATTTCCACTTGATCCAAGATTTACTAGGTTGTCTGTATTTGGAAACAAAATAGGAATAGTGTTGATAGTAACGTATTGAGTTGTGCCAATATCAAAAGATAAGGTGCTACCTGAGCTATTAATAGCTGGTGCATTAATGGCACTACTAAAGGTATTAGTTCCACTAAATGTATTTGTTGCAGAGTTTGTTTGAGTTCCAGCTAAAGTCATTAGTCCAGTAGTTGCTGGGGTTTGTGAAGCCCAACCAGAACCCGTAGATACCAATAAATTACCTGAAGAACCTGTAGAAGTAAGCCCTGTGCCACCGCTTGAATATAGCAATGTGCCACCTAAAACTACGTTTCCTGAAGCTGGTGTGCTAGGGGTTAAACCTGTAGAACCACCTGAAACAGTAGTAACCGCACCACCGCCACCGCCTGAAAATGTCAAAGTTCCTTGAACTGTTAAGTTTTTAGGAATGGTAATGTTTTGCGATGCGTCAATATAAAGTGCAGATTGACCGCCTGTTTGTAACTGTAGAGTACCGCTAGAATCGGCTGTTTCTACGATACCAGCAGAAGAAGCATTAATAGTAGATGACATGGTTATAGTCCTATATTTGGTTTAAAGGTTGGTTTAACCCACGGCAAACTGCTTTTATCGCTGTTTAATGCTTTCAGTTGCTGTTCTAGGTTAGATTTTATGATATTTGAGCCATCTTTACTAGCTTCTTCTTCGATCCATTGAACAATAAAGCGTTCTTCTAGCTCATTAAATGGAACTTTGTTACGAGGCTCTAAAAATGTCCATTCGCCTTGAGTTTCTACTGTGTTTTTATCATCAGATAAAGATACAAAATAATGCGCTGCAATCAACGCATCATTCTCAACAGTAATATCAGTAATTTTCCATTTCATTAGCTAGATATTCCGTAAAGAGATGCTGTGCCAGAAAGAGTTGTGCTAGTGCAATATAATTGAATTGCTGTCATTGCAGCACCAGCATAAACAACTCCACCAGCAACGGCATTTTCAGTACCAGAACTATTCCCTAAATTTGCCATAGAAGTCCAATTTGCTGTCATATTTGAACTTGACAATACATTTTGTAAATATATTTGTCCTGCCATAGTTCCAGAACTTGTATTATTTCCACTCAAATTTGCTATTTGAAAAAATGAAACTCCAGAAGGGTTTCCGTTATTAACTCCACCATATTGATACATATAAGAATAGCTATAATTAGAACTTATATATGTAGGAGTAGAACCAGTTCCAATTTGCATTTTTAAAACTGAATAATTTTGCCCTGGAACAATATTTTGAAAAAGCAATAAATAATTGTTATAACCACTTAAACCAGTAAATTGAATAGCTGATGCTCCGCTTACTGTCTGAGTGCTAATTTTGGTCATCGCACCGCTACTAGGAGTTACCCAACTAGGCGCAGCAGATGAGCCATTAGATTGCAATACCTGACCGCTTGTTCCGTAGGAAGGACTAGAGCCTACTCCATGTGCTCCTGAAGTATTAAGCGTTAAAGATGGAGTTCCTGAAGATTGTAATTGCAAAATACCAGAAGAATCTCCTGTGGCAATAAATCCACCGCTTATGGTATCTGCATTAAGAATTGTAGCCATGATTTACCTATTTATTAATTTGATAAAGTGATGCAATTCCATTTGGACTCATGTTTCCTGAAGAAAACAATAATTGAAAAGATTGTTGTCCACCAGAAGCGCAATTTCCTCCACCTACACTATTACTAGTAGTAGAGCTATTTCCAATTAAAAAATATGAATTATAAGTAATGTTTGAATAATTACCTACAGAACCATTGGTAATATAAGCGCTACCGCTAATACCAACACCGCCACCAGTAGCAGAAGTGCTTAC